TTGATTGTAATATTTTTGTGGGCAATCCTTATTAATCAATGTTAAAGTATGTGTATGAGGTTGTGGACATTTAATCTCTATTAACCCATCATCACCAACAAACCCGTCAGGTGAAGCCCCAGCCCATTCTATTGTTGGGTGGTCTACAAAACCAACCTCTTCTACATTAGCCTTGCTAAACATATAAAAGGCTCTTGCTTCATCTTCTGTATCTATCCCGTGTTGCATAGCCTCATTAACATACCCCTTAGTAGCTGTGTTAGTTAGCCTTTCTGTTACTAACTGTATTCTGTAATTGCTACGTGTAGCAGCTTCGCCACTCTTAATAGTAGCTAAAACATCTGATACACGACTAGCGGTTACCTTGCCAAGCCTAGCCTGAAACCACTCATCACTTCTCTGTTCCATCGCTACTCTCCCTTATTTTCTCAATAACTTTTTCACAATGCTTTCTTTCCTCTTCATTTAATTTTTTAAAGTAAGCAGTTGCCCCCTCTTTACCTTGTGTTTCATAAGTTTTCCATAATATTTTAGCAGGGTCGCCTTCAGGTATATCTTCACCAGCATAGATATATAACCCTATACCTAGCAAACCAATACCTTTTGCTAAACATCTTTGCATAGCTGTGTTTATAGCCATAGCGTCAGGGTTTTTAATTGCCCTGTTCATGTTATTCATAACAGGTAAATAAGATGTCATGGTTTTTCCGAAAGCATGTATATCACACCATACCATCATGGTGTTGTCAGGATAGATGGTTGGCTCTCTGAATTGCCATGTAGCTTTTTCATCTTGTTGTAATAGTTGGTCAACCGCCCATGCCCAAGATAGATAATTAAACTTACCTTTCTTTTCTACATATTGGCTAACATCAATCTCTTTTAATTCTGCAAACTTACTCATGATTAACTCCCATTATCAAGTAGTTTAGTTACATTGTAAAATTTTATATCAGCAACTTCTCTTGCCTTTATAATCTTATCTTGCTTATCTAATTCTTTGTTTAAATTATCTAAATCATTTGTTACCCTTGTTAGTTCATAGATAATGTAATCTAATTTGTCATTCAATGCACTCATAATTTTCTCCTTTAGTAGTATAATACTCTGTTAATATTTTTTGTCAAGTAAATTAGGGGTGTTGCCACCCCCAATTATCAAACGCTTTCTCTTACTTGTAATGGCAGACCTTTAAAAGCGTCTGCTAATATGTTACTAAAAGGCACAGGATAAGATGTTTTTAATCCTTTTAACTTAAACACAACACAATCACCTTGCATGGTCACAACAATATCTCGCCACCCCCTGTCGTAACCTTGCAAAAATAATTCTCTTGTTATGGGCTTTGTTAGTTTAGTAGCCATATTAATTTCCTTTCTCTAGTTGTTTATGTTTATCTGCATACCCCCAATCAAATACAAACTTTGTTAATTTATATTCAAGAACGGAGTGTTCTGCTGTATGGTTTCGTATAATTCTATGCGACATAGCATGAACTATGTTATGCCACCCAGACCAATAACGACTAATACTTCCATATCCTTTAGTTTGAATTTGCCAAGCACCGCCATTCCTATGCAGAATATATAAACAACAATATTTTCTGCGATTAGATGCTTTCTTCATTTTCGGATATTTTTTAGAGGTATCATTTTTTGGAAAACTCATGTATGGTTTTATGTTTGTTTCTTTATTAATGTAACGAATAACTTTTTTAATATAAGAACAAGCAAGATTATAAGGAACTTCTGATTTAGGGAAATCCTTTTCCAATTCATTAGTTTTCAAATACCAATCTTGACTTTCAATAGACATAATCATTCCTTTCTAAATGAAATTAAAATTAAATACATATTGTTAAAGAGCAAACAACCATAACTTTTTTGATTGTTAAGCTAGTTTAACATATCTAATTTTATCTGTCTAATTGTTTTTACTTATCAAAAGTCTGTTTTTGATTTATTTTTTTTATCACGCCACCTTTTTCCTATCTTTTCATTGGCTTTATCCCAACCTTTTGACTTAAATACTATGCCATCTTTACTTGTGGCTCGGTACTCAATATCAGAAAAAAGATTTTTCATTTGTTTGATAAACTGGTTTACTGTTGTCATTGTTATACACTCCAAAAGTTAATGTTTTTTTATCAAAATAAAGTCCAAAGTTCCCCTCGTAACCATTGCCATGTCTCTGTTTATTTATATAAATCTTGCAATCATAATGCTTCTTTACCTCTTCTATTTTATCCTCATCATTACCCGATAATATTTCCTCTTTCTTTTTATTACGAAAGACTGTAATACAATTATCCGCTAGGTTAGTAATATTAGATGAGCCTAACACATCAAACTTACTCGGCTCTGAATGTTCATGAACTGTTTTACGACTGTGTGCCACTAAGAATATATGTATACCTAAGTCTCGACTAGCAACGCACAACTGATTAACAAATCTTTTTTGTCCGTTGTAATCATCTTCATTAATGCCACATTTCATTAAACTATCAATCACAAACATATCTATACCTAATTTTTCTTTTGCATAATAGATAACCGACAATACTTTTTCTACACTTGTTTCCCCCTCAGCGTCATACAAATATAGTTTATTGTCTAATGATTCAACAAAGTCATAAACTGCATTATCTGTTGGCTCATAGTTACCTGTTTGCTGCAACATACGCCCTAATGTTGCTTTAGGTAACATCTCAAAACTTGCTATCAACACCTTGCTATAATTTAATGCTTTGTACATTACATAAGAAAGCCATATCGTCTTACCATGCCCACTATAACCCGATACAATAGTAGTTTCACCCTTGCGGATTTTAAATTTATCTTCTGTAAAATCAAAAGGCAAAGGCACTCCGCCTGTCATATCATTTTTAAAATACTCCAATACATCTTCGGCATAATTGCTAGGCGATTTGATTTTCGTATGTTCAGTTAAATCTCTTTCAGCAAAATAATTTTCTATTTGCTCATCATTAACTATTAACTTCTCTACATTACTTGAGATACTCATATATTTCCTTATGTTTCCTAGCTATCCTGTGCAATCGTTCTACATCTTCAGGCACTAAGGCATTACCTTTTGTTAATTCTTTCGCAGAAAGTGCTATAAAAAGATAATCCTCTTGCATACTTTTCATAATAGCAAATGGATTAAATCTCATTTTTGCCTTAGCTATATTTATCATTTCTGTACCATTAGCATTAGGTCGCCATTCCTCATGCAAAGTATCAGGCATAATATCGTTCCATACTAAGCCAATAGATTCTAATATAGATTCAGCAGAGCAACCCGCAAAACAATTCATTATCATTCTGTCATCTTTAAACTTTAAGCCTAGACTAGCATTTCTATCATCATGCACAGGGCATAAACATTGGTATTGGTCTACGCCACTCTGATAAACCTTACTAAACCTCGCTAGTATTTCTTGTCTGTCTATCATGCTCTAACTCCAATAGCTCATATTGTCTTAATTTAGGCATGGAATTATTCTTAACCCAATAATAAACTGCCTGTCTTGTTACGCCTAGCAAGTCTGCTACCTCTTGCCTACTATATTTTTTTAATACATCTTCTAATATCATAATTCTATTTCCTTTCTAGTTAGTAAAAAGTATTTTACACAATTAAATTTATTTGTCAAATTGTCTATCATAATATATACGCTCTGCTCTTCTATGTGCTAATGCTTTAACATCTTCTTCGTCATAACCCTCTTCCTCTAATTCCTCTAATGCTTGTTCGTAACAATATTCCCACACTTGCTCGTTTAAAAAATCTTCGTCTCCATGATATATATCGTTAGGTGTTCGTAACATAATTATTCCCCTTTATTAACTAATTCATATCTTTAATATTTGTCTGAATAATATCTTCTTTTATTTATGTATTCATGCTCGAAAGCATATTTTGCTTGTGATAAGTTATATCCTACATAACTTTTTTGTACAAGTTTATCCCCTTGCATACAGCTAATCGTTATCATATCAACGTCTTTATGTTTTTTAATTTTCATGTTTATTCATCCTCAAATTCTTCAAATAAAAAATCATCTATCACATTAGCTACATGATTCCTATGAACGTCTACTACAATCTCATTATCATCTTCATCATAAGCTACTAAATTCCACGAAACTATTTTAGACATCTTCGTTCTCCTTTACACTAGATTCAACATCTACTTTTTCTGACATTGGTTTGTTTGTTTGTTATCAATAAAATCAAACATACTTTCTACCTCTTCAATAACAAGAGGTATAGTTTCCCATTCATTAGTGTTATCATTAAATGATTGTAGAAGCACATCATTTTTATATGTTTGTGTTGGTGTAAATGTATCATCAATTCTTGAACCTTGTTCTGTATATGTCTGTTGCAATAATCTTAACTTCATTTTACTTCCCCCATTAAATTTAAATATTTATCTGCTACATGTTTTCTAATAAACCTTAATTGAGTAGCATAATTTTTCTTTGGTAATTTCAGAACCATAGATTCAAATTCGTTTAAGGCTTGAAATAAAACATCAAATTTATCCATAATTATTCCTTTTTAATTAAGTCTGCACGAATACAGCGATAACCATCATAGTTATCTTTGCCACGATAAAAAGTTTCGTAGAATGTTGCTGCTTCAGTACAGGTACTAAAAGAACCCTCAATAGTTTCATGAGTGCCAAATGCTGTTACATTACTTACGATTAAAATAAATTCAATAAACATAACTATGCTTCCTTTATATAACTTTAAAATCTATACCGCCTTGCTTGTCTGTAAATAAGTCTAATGCAAATTCATGCCCATCAGCGTCTTTAATTATAAGATGACGATAATAATGGCATTTTGTTATATCTTCAGTAGAATCTATCCTTTTTACTCTTCCTGCATTGATTGATACAATGTTATGAATAGCGGAAATTATAGAAAATGTGTTCATAAGTATTTTTCCTCTTTTTTTAGTTTCATGGTTATTATTCCTCCGTAATTAAAGAAATTCTAGAATCTTTTGGAACATCAACCCAACATGGCTTATCGCTATATATAAGTTTTTCATTCGTGCCATTGTCAATACTAATAGTCCAATCATCTATTTCAATCTTAAGGCATTTATCATTTATAATTTTTACATCAAGAAAACTCATATTTACTCTCCTCTAAAGTATCTAATTTATAATTATCGGCATAACCTAGCTCAATTCTGAAGTCATCACCTTGTAATGCTTCATCTATATGGTCATCATAATCACCTAAATTAATACCCTCTATTGCATCATCTTCATTATCTGCATTTATTTCAATATCTTTTTGCTTTGAAAAATAAACATTTACTGTTGCATGAAATTTAGCCATTTTTACTCTCCTTAATGTATATTTCCATCTTCTGTAAAATCATAATCATTTATCTCAATAGTTTCTATAATATAGTTATCACTATCCTGATATTCCATCTCATCTAAAATATATTTTTTTGCTCTTTCCATAACTTGCTCAAAACTATATTTATAATCATGAGTATATCCATATTGTTTTTTAAATTCATCAAACAATATTTCATATAACGGCTCATCATTTAGCATTTCTGATAGATTAATATTATCCTCATCAAAATTATCAAAATCATATTTAATATAAGAATGAGAATATGGAGATAAAGAATAATCATATACATT